ACAGATGCTAAATTAACTTTAGAAAATGGATTTAGTGATTGCTCTATTTATATAGGTGCAGGTGGAGACTATAACTATATTCGTTCTATAAGAAATGCTAATAATGACCATGACCTAGCAATAGGTAGAAACTATAGTGGTGGTAGTGATGCGGAGCATTTAAGAATTACAAACGAGGGCAATGTTGGCATAGGCACTGATTCTCCTGCGGGTAATCTACAAGTTTACACATCTGCAAATAGGTTTCAATCACTTACAGGTGCAGCAGCAGATTTAGAGATAGTATCTGATAACAATACAAATCCAGTTGCACTTATCAAAGGAACTGGTGGTGCTGATTTATTAAATGTGTTTGATAACACAACAGAAGTATTTACTATTTTAGACGGAGGCAACGTTGGCATAGGAACTGATTCGCCTGACACATTGCTAGAGCTTTTTGCTAATAATCCAGTTTTAAGATTAAGAGATTCAAAAGTAAAAGGAAGTAGTTGGGCAGCAGGTGATGCTTTAGGTGGATTAGAATTTTATACATCTGATACAACTGGTATTGGAACACATACAGTTGCAAGTATTACAGCAGTAAATGGTGGACAGAACGCCTCTTCTCCGGATGGTGAAATAGTATTCTCTACTGGTGCTTACAATACAGCAGCTAGTGAGGTTATGAGAATAGACTCATCAGGAAAGGTTGGAATTGGAACAACTGCTCCAAGTGAAAAGCTACATGTTCTTGGTAACACTAAAATAACAGGCAATATAACTGTTGGTGCAAGTCATACCATTGGTGATGTAAGTTCTGTTGATGACAACTTCCTTATTGCATCAGCAGATAATAAAGATTTAACTATTAAAGCAGGGGTTGATTCTAGCACCCTTAGACTTAAGACAACCAATACAGCACTAACTATTAATCCTGAAGGTTTGGTAACAATAGAGGAAGAGACAACGATCAATGATGATCTTACTATTAATGCAACCACACCAAGTCTTAATCTTATTGATACTAATAACAACTCAGACTATGCGGTAAACAATGCAAATGGTGTATTCCAAATATTTGATAAGACCAATGATGTAAGTAGGTTAAGTGTTACATCCGCAGGCAACGTTGGAATTAATACAAGTAGTCCTAGTGCAATTCTTGAAGTTAGAGCAACTGCACCTACTTACACAAATAATGGTACTGTTTTTTGGGGTGGAACAACTAATAATGACAACCATAATGGAATTATGCTGTCTTCTTATGGAGATGCTTTAGGAGGTTCAATAGGCTCTAACCTAAATTATTCAAATGGTGCAGTATCTCAAAGTAACACAAACAGGTCATCTGCTGAAATTCAATTTTCTAATACAACTGTTTCTGGTATTACAAGTCTAATTAAATTTGGCGGATATGTAAAAGGTACTACAACTTTTTCAGAAAAGATGAGAATAGACTCATCAGGTAATCTGCTTGTGGGTACTACTACCACTACGTTTAGTGATAAAGGCGTTAGACTTTGGAACTATGGCAGCCTTGAAGTTGTTAGACCTAATGACAGCTGTATGGAGCTAAACAGAACTGGCTCTGACGGCATTATCGCAAGGTTTCACAAAGATGGCTCACCAGTTGGAAGTATTGGTACTGGTGCTGGTGTTTTAGGTATCGGACAAGGTACTGGTAATCTAGGATTTTTTAACGCAACTGTTGTTCCTATGAGCAATGTAAGTGGTGGTGCTTCTAATGGACTTGTTGATTTAGGCACAGGTAATAGAAGATTCAAAGACCTTCACCTTTCAGGAACTTCAAAAGTTAATTCAATTACATTTGATGGTAATTCTAGTGATCCGACAGATACCGCAGCAAAAATATATAATAAATCTGGCATCGGCCCGACATTAAGCGGTTATCAGTTTAGTGTTAGAACAGGTGGTACTCCTAGCGAATCTTTAAGAGTAGATAATTCAGGAAAAGTTGGAATTGGCACAGCCAGTCCTGCTTCAAAATTAGATTTAAATGGAAATTTAACATTAAGCGGTGCTGGTAATACTATTAATTTTACAGGCGGTGGCACTAATAAAGTTACATCAAAAACACATTTGGTTTTAGATTTTGATAGTGATAATGACCAGGCAGGCATGAGTTTCAGAATTACGCATAATGGCGGAACTGAACTTTTTAGAATAAATAATTCAGGCAATGTTGGAATTGGCACAAGTTCGCCAAGTGAAAAACTACATGTTGTAGGAGACATAAAAGCAACAGGAAATCTTTTAACTGGAAGTCATACTATAGGCGATGCAACTGCTACCGATGATACTTTGTTAATTAAGTCCGCTGAAGATACGGATATAAATATTGACGCAGGAGTTGATTCATCTTCAATTAGATTAAAAACAAGTGCTACAAATAGAATTGTTGTTGATCCTGAAGGCCTTGTTGGAATTGGTACTAATCCTAGTAGAGAATTAGAATTAGCCGCAAACAATCCAAGATTTAGAATTACAGACAATGGTGGTGGATATTCAGAAATATCTGGCAATGGAGGACATTTAACACTTCAAGCTGATGCTGGCAACACGCAGGGCGGCACTAGAATTGTTTATGAGATAGATGGTTCTGAAAAAATGAGGTTAGATAGTTCTGGTAACTTGTTGGTTGGTAAGACCTCATCAGCTATAGCAGGTGCAGGAACAGCTATATTAGCTACTGGAACACACAATGTAACAGTTGATGGTGATACCACATTACAACTTAATAGACTTACTTCTGATGGTGCTGTTGCTAAAATATATAAAGATGGTTCAATAGGAGGAGTTATAGGAGTACAAGAACAGCAAGATAATGCTCCTGAACTTTATATAGCAAACGGAACTGGAACTAACACTACAGGTTTAGCATTTTGGGATTATATATCTCCTACTCGTAGGATATCACCCTGCAATGGAGCTGGATCTTATGTAGACAACGCTATAGACCTTGGTTGGTCAAACGCTAGATTTGATGATATATATGCTACTAACGGAACTATCCAAACATCTGATAGAAACGAAAAGCAAGACATACAAGCCTTAACAGAAGCAGAGCAAAGAGTAGCTACAGCATGTAAAGGTTTAATAAGAAGATTTAGATGGCAAGATTCAGTGGCAGAAAAAGATAATAATCCTGATTCTGCTGAAACAGCTAGGCTACACTTTGGTATTATAGCGCAAGATTTGCGAGATGCGTTTACAGCAGAGGGCCTTGATGCAGGTGACTATGGTATGTTTATATCACAGACCTGGGAAGATGATGACGGAGTAGAGCAAACTAGGCTCGGAGTAAGGTATAATGAACTCCTAGCTTTCATAATAACAACTTTATAGGAGAACAAGATGGCAAATACATACGAATGGGACTGTAAAACAGTAGACGTGTACCCAGAATACGAAGATCACGAAGACACGGTTTACAATGTCCATTGGAGACTAAACGCAACAAGTAGTGAAACACACGAAGTAGACGGACAAGAAGTACCATACACAGCTAGTGTTTATGGCACTCAATCATTATCATTAGAAGATATTGGTACAGACTTTTTACCTTTTGATGACTTAACTAATGAAATAGTTACTGGTTGGGTAGAGGTAGTTATGGGTGAAGAGGAAGTGGCTAATTTAAAAACTTCTTTAGACTCTAAGATTACTGAAGAGATAACACCTACTACTGAAACAAAAACTATAGGCGAGTAAAATATTATGGCTGATACTTATACAACTAACTTACAACTAAGAAAACCAGAGGTAGGAAGTTCTACTAATACTTGGGGAGACAAACTTAACGTAGATCTAGACCAGGTAGATGCAGTCTTCTCGGCAAATGGAGCAGGAACAAGTGTTGGCCTACATGTGGGATCTGGTAAAAATTTAAAAGTAAATGGTACATTAACAGCAAGTACCGATGTTTTTTTAAATGGAAACGGAACACAAAACGCATTAAAGTTTGTTGATGCAAGTGGTTACTCAATTGGACTAAAAGCGCCAGCAGATTTAAACGATACAAACATAACATTGGTGTTACCCGACATGGTAAACACATCTAATGGTACAGCTTTAATTGCTACAAACGTAACCAATAATGTTGCTACTCTAGGATTTGGCACACCAACAGTTGCGGTAGATAGTTACTTTGCAACATCTGGACTATCTAGCAAAGACTTAGGAACAGGCTTACATCTTAAGACTGGTAGTGCTGGAGTAATATCAACGATACAATCAAATACACAGCTTGTAATAGAGAACGATAGTAATACAGGTATTATGTTGTTGAACCCAAGTTCAAACTCAGGAAATATTTATTTCTCTAGCTCCAACGGTTTTGTTAATGGAAGAATACAATACAAACACTCAGATAACTCCATGCGATTTAGCACTAATGGAAGTAACGAGAGAATGATGATTGATAGTTCTGGTAGAGTTTTAATTAATAATAATGACACAATTTTTGGACAAGGTGTTTTACAAGTATTAGCCAACGCAAATGAAACTGCTATGTGTATACAAGTAAGAACTAATGGTGAAAGAGCTATTCATTTTGCAAATGCTAGTGGGGTTGATTGTGGAGACATTGTACTTAATTCAAGTTCAACAGCTTACAATACATCTTCAGATTACAGATTAAAAGAAAATGAAATAGCTATATCTGATGGTATAGAAAGATTAAAACAACTTAAACCTTATAAATTTAATTTTAAGATAAATGCAGATGAAACAGTAGATGGCTTCTTCGCACATGAAGTATCAAGTGTAGTACCAGAAGCTATTAGTGGAGAAAAAGATGCTGTAGATAGTAATAACAATCCTATTCATCAAGGTATAGACCAAAGCAAACTTGTTCCATTACTAACAGCTGCACTACAAGAAGCTATTACAAAAATAGAAACACTAGAAGATAGAATTAACGCATTGGAGAATTAAATGCCATTAATACAAGTGACTCCTCCACCTGGCATTGTCACTAACGGTACTGATTATGCCAACAAAGGAAGATGGACAGATGGTGACTTAGTACGTTTTGAAAACGGATATCTAAGACCAATCGGTGGATGGACAAAACTCAACACATCAGCTCTTACTGGTACTCCTACTGGTATGTTCTCCTACATAACCAATGGTGGTAAAAAAGTATTAGTAGTTGGAACAAGAAAAACGATTAATGTTTTAATAGATGATACTTGGTATAACATCACGCCATCAGGTTTTGTTACAGACGCATCCTTTGATCCTTTAGGATATGGTGCATATCACTATGACGTTGAAGACTATGGTGATGCACGTTCACAATCTGGTTTATTATTTAACACTAACTCTTTTTCTTTTGACAACTTTGGCGAAGTATTACTTTTCTGTTGTCCATCAGACGGAAGAATATTTCAATGGAATCCAAACACGCCTAGCACAATAGCAGTACCCGTTTCAGGTGCGCCAACTAACTGTGCTGGTGTATTAGTTACTAACGAAAGACACGTTGTAGCTTTAGGTGCAGGTGGAGATCCAAGAAAGATACAATGGTCATCAAGAGAAACACTAACAACATGGACTGCGGCATCAACCAATACTGCTGGTGATTTACAAATACCTACAGGTGGTAGAGTATTAAGTGCAGTTAAATGGCAAACAGACGTTATTATCTTTACTGATACTGGCGTAGCTAGATTGTATTACACAGGTTCTCCTTTTATCTATGGCATACAAGACGCTGGTACTAACTGTAAAGCAATAAGTCCAAGAACAATTATTGCTGCTGATTCATTCTTATGTTGGATGGGTGAAAACTCATTTTTTATATTTGATGGAGCAGTTAAAGAAATAAAATGCGAAGTGCATGATTTTGTTTATAACAATATAAATAATCCATATAGAAAAACATCATGTGGTGGACACAACTCTAACTTTAATGAGATGTGGTTCTTTTTCCCCGTTGGTGAGTCTCAATTAACACCAAATAAATATATCATCTGGAACTACATAGATAACGTATGGAGTATTGGATCAATGGATAGAGGATGTTGGTTAGACCAAGGCGTATTAGATTTTCCAACAGCATGTGATAGCGCTGGTTTTGTTTACGAACACGACAGCACAACACTAAACAACTCAGAGAACTTAGGTTCAGCAGTACCCTACGCAACGTCAGGGCCTATTGAGATAGGCGTTGGTGATAACTATGTACAATGCAATCAGATTATTCCAGACGAAGAAGCAAACACTTTACCTGGAGTTGTATTAAGTTTTACAGGCAGATTTACACCGCTTGGTGCAGATACAGATTTTGGTAGCTTTACTTTTGAAACTGATGGTTACACAGACGCAAGATTTACAGCAAGACAAGTTAAGATGAAAATAACAGGCGACACAGACCAGTTATTTAAAGTTGGTAACATACGACTAGATGTTAAAAAAAGAGGTCGTAGGTAATGGCACGAAAGGCATTAAGAAGACCAGGGCCAGTATTAGATACAGATTATCAAAACTATCTGATTTCTGAAATAGAGTACAGAGACGGGTTAGCATTTAAGAAAGGTGAAAGAATAGAGGTTAGTGGTGTAGATGCTACTGAACTCGTATTAGTGAGTCCAAATGGAACAAAATATAAACTTAGTATCGCAGACAACGGAACAATCTCCGCCACAGCAACAGTCTAAAGAAGACTGGGAGCTAGAGTTTGATAAATATAAAGACTTAATTGAAAAGGCTATTGGCTACACAGATTCCTATACAATTGATGATGTTAAGTATAAAATAGAAAATGGAATAGCCTCAATTTGGGGTGGAAAACAAACAGTTATAATTACAGAGTTCGTAGTTTTCCCCAAGAAAAATGTCTTACATATTCTTTGTATAGCTGGAGATTATGAAGAAGTAGAAGAAATGTTTAAATCAATAGAGAAGTACGCCAGGTCAATCGGCATTAACAAGATAACTGGTAGTGGTCGTAAGGGTTGGTTAAGAAAAGTTAAACACCTTGGATTTAAACAAGAATATTTAATTAGTAAGGATTTATAGGAAATAATATGTCAGATCCATTAACAGCATTAGCCACCGCAGCATCCGTGTACGGAGCTACAAAAGGTAGCGGTGATAAAAGCACAACAACCTCTACAACTGATCCAGCAACTCAGGCACGTTATGACGATTTATATAACAGAGCTAAAGGCGTAGCAGGTCAACCATTTACCCCATATACAGGAGCTAGAGTAGCTGGATTTAATCCAGACCAACTAGCTGGTTTTGATGCAACAAGAAATATGTTTGGTAGATCATTGTCTTATGATCCTACAGGACAACTAAACAACTTAGCTCAAGGCCCACTTAACATACAACAATTTCAAAATCCATATAACGAACAAGTTATTAATAACACACTTAGCGATCTTAATGATGCAAGACAAATGCAAATACAAAGCGATCAAGATGCAGCAATAGGCAGAGGTGCTTTTGGTGGTTCTCGTTCAGCATTACTTGAATCAGAAACAAACAAAAAATTTGCAGATGTAGCAGGTAGAACTGCTGGTAACTTAAGACAGTCTGGATTTAACAACGCAGCAAACTTAGCAATGGGTGACAGAAACTTCAGAGCTGGTTTGTTTGGTAATCAGTTAGCAGACCAATACAGAGGATTAGGTTTACTATCTGGTATTGGAAGCCAACAGCAGAGACTAGGACAAGCTGGACTAGATTCAAACTATGGCGAGTTTATGAGAGGCATAAATTATGGCCCACAACAGTTAGGTTTATTATCTGGTGCTGTATTTGGTATGACACCAGGACAAATAGATTCTACATCTAATAAACAAGGCACACTTGGAAGAATAGGTGATGCGGTTGATATCTTCGACTCAATTAAAAACATATAACAATGGCAATATACGACTTTAACAAACCAGGCGGTCTTTTAAATTTAAACCCTAATGACACAGGTTCGTTGGGTATAAACATATCACCTATCAACGAGCAAAAAAAACTAGAAGAGGAAGAGAGAGCAAGAGCCGAAAAATCAATGAAGTTAAGAAACTTTGCTGATACTCTTCGTATGGTTAATGCAAACCAATCTGGCAACTCGCAACAGTCTATGATGTTTGCTAACAGACTAGCACAAAGAAAAGCAGACCAAGAAGCTAGGCAGAAAGAAGCACAAGCTCTAATGAAAAAAGAGCAGTTTGAAAGAGATCAAGAATTATTTATAAAACAAAATCCTGAATTAGCAGGTGCAATTAGAATGAACCAGCTATTTGGTATGGACATGCCAAAGCCTGCAAAAAGAGATTCTTATGTAGCTAAAGATGGATATAGATATTATTTAGATGGAAACCAAGAAAGAGTGTTTCCTAACGTAACAGTAACAGAAGAACAGACACAAGCAGATATATATAAAGAAGAAGTTGCTAATATTAAAAGAATTGTAATGAATGAAGGTATTGAGAGTCCTAAATTAACTCAGCAACAAAAAGATTTTTATAACAATGATTTGAATAATCAAGGAGTCTTGTCTCTTGACCAAGCACTCGCTAGTATGCTTGTTGGTGACTCTGGTGGCGGTGATGAAATACAAACAACTATTACAGAAAATGGCAAAACATACACTTATTTAAAAACAAATTCAGATGGAAATAAGGTTTATGTAAATGGTGGTAAAGAATATGTATTCCAGGATTAATAAAAATGCCATTTGTTCCTATAGAAGAATACAAGCCTAAAGAAAAAAAAGATACAAAGTTTATTCCTATAGAGGAATACAAATCTAAATTTGTTCCTTTAGAGCAATCTAGCTCTCCACAAAAACTATCTGAATCAGAATTAAAAGAAAATCCAGAATGGATCAGAGCTGCTAAAAATATCTATGAGTGGAATGAAGGTAGAAATTCTGAAGAAGTTAAAAAGCTAAACTCCGACAAACAGTATGCAGACTATGCCCTAAGATACATGGGTTGGTTTAATTACAATATACCCAAGATGGGTAAAGAAGCTCTTGATTTAAAAACAAATGCAAACCAGCAACAACGAGAAGATTTCGTTACCTTGATGGATATGTATGACAACAAGGAAGCTAGTCTTGCTGGTACTGGAAGGTTAATAAAAGGACTTGCTACCGATCCATCTACTTATGTAGGCATAGGAACTTTTGGAGCTGGTTTAGCTGCAAGAGAGGCAGCAAAGGCAACAGCAAAGCAAGGCATAAAAGAACTTGTTAAACAGGGTGCAAAGCAAGGAGCAAAGATAGGAGCTATAGAGGGTGCTGCTTATTCAACAGTTGATAACGCACTAAGACAATCAGCCAGGGTAATGTCTGGTCAACAAGAAGGTTTTGAGTTAGGACAATCAGCAAAGGCTGCTGGACTTGGTGCTGGATTGGGTGGAATATTAGGTGGCTCTATAGGCGGTGGTGCTTCATATTTTAAAAATAAAAATAAAGTACCAGTACAGGTAAACGAAATGGTTGGCCCAACAGATATGGTTGGCCCAAGAGTAGACGTACCTCAACCCAAAGTAGAAACACCAGTTACTCCAGAAGTTGTTACACCGAAAGTAGAAACTGCTAAACCTAAAAGCACAAAGATTCCAGAAATACTAAAGATACCTAAGAAGCCAAAAGTAAGAACTGCTAAAAGTTATATTGAAGGAGGAGCAATCAGCAGAGACTTCTCAAGAATGGGTGAGCTAAAACAAATCTTAGAAAGTGATAAAGGGATTATTACTTCTAAATATTTAGCACCAAAAAATTCAAAAGGTTTTACAGACTTTGACCAGATACAAGAAGCCATGCAAGAAGATGGATTTCTTCCAGAATTGCAAACATTTGATGGTGAAGTGCCAGATTTTACAAACAGAATAATAGATGATTTGCAAACAGATAGGGTGCATCAAGACGATCAAATGCTATTAAGCAACTGGGAAAGACAGACAGAAGAAGCAAGAACAATCAGACAAACTTTAGATGATTTTAATATAGACTATAGAGGAATGTCTGATGATGATGTGCGCCAAACCTATAGTGATGTTATCAATAACGAAATACCTCCAGTTAGAGATGAAGTGCCTTTAGGAGTTTATGCTGATGATATAGCAGCGGCAGAAGGCGGTAACATTAATAAAGTAAAAGCAGATGATGTTATTGATACTCCAGATGGTAAAGACTTTCAAACTGATACTACTACTGGTTTAAACCAAAAGGTAATTGATGTTGGTCAAGAAATTATAAAAGAACTTAACATACCAGTAAGTAAGAACGTAAGAATATCTGACCAATTAAAAGAAGCTGTGCTATTAGCAAACTCAAGTCCAAAATTCTTTAATCAGTTTGTAGATATTTTAAAAAGAAATGATCTTACTGTAGAAGAGTTGTCATCTGTATTTAAAGAAAGCATCTCTGATTCAGCCAGACGTATGCAACAGTTAAGCACAGCTAAACAATCCATGAAAAGAATGGGACAAGAGCTTGGTGAGATAGCACCAGACGAAGGCTGGTATGCAAACTTTGCAAAAGAATATACAGATATAGTAAGAGACTTAGACAACATAAGAAGAGGTTTATTAGTCAGCCAGATAGCAACAGCAATGCGTAACAACACAGCTCAAATAGGAAGAGTTGCTATGCACACGTTAATAGAATCTTTTGATGATGTTTTGAATAGAACATTTAATCCATTAAGAAAAGCATTTGGTGCCGAAACAAAAAGAGTTGATGGTGCTGAGTCATTCCGCTTGATGATGAACTTAACAAAAAACAAAAAACAATCAGCAGAATTAACTGAGTTTTTGACAAAATATTTTGTTAATGAAAGCGATAGACTTTTTACTAAGTATGCTTCAGAGGTAGCTGATTCATCAAAAGCTAAAGTATTTAAAAGCGCACAGAAGATGGTTGATGGCCTCAATACTTTAAATAGAATACAAGAGTTTTGGTATAGAAGAGGCATGTTTGCAACATCCATACAAGATGCTTTAGCGGCAAAAGGTATTGAAATTAAAGATGTTGGTATAAATGATGATCTTTTAAAATACCTTGACGCGTCTGATATAGAAAAAGCGGTTGATGATGCTTTATATTTTACTTATGCAAAGACACCAGACAACAAAGCATTAAAAGCATTTGTAGATTTAGCTAACTCCATACCTTTTATTACAACAGGCGTATTTCCCTTTGCTAGATTTATGGCCAACGCTATTGATTTTCAATTCAGACATTCACCACTTGGCTTTTTAAAATTATTATCTCCAGCAGAACATAAAAGAATAGCTGCTGGTGACACTAAAGCATTTAGCGAGGCTGTAATAGGATCAACTATTTTATTTGCAACTATTGAAGCTAAAAGAAAAGGATCAGAAGATCACAAATGGTATGAGGTGGAAACATCATCTGGAAAGACTATAGATATGCGACCATACTTTCCATTAACTCCTTACTTATTTATAGCAGATGTAGTTACCAGATTGGAAAGCGGTAGAAGTTGGGGTGATCCAAAAGATATTTTACAAGCATTAACTGGCGCACAATTTAGAGCTGGTGCAAGTTTGCAGCTAGTGCAAAACCTTTTAGACGGAATGGTTGGATTAGATACAGAAGAAAAAATAAATAGGTTTATGTCTGACTATGTTTCCAATGTTCTTGGTGGATTCTTAACTCCACTTAGAATGTTTAATGATTTTATAGACCAGGATCAGGAGTTTAGAGCGCCTGTGCCAACAGGTGAATTTTTAACTGATACAACTAATAGATTAAAAACAAGCATACCTATAGTAAGAAATCAATTTCCAGAATTAGAATCACCGACAAGAGAGGCTGCTCCTGGAAGACCAGATACAGTACAAATACCTTTTACAGATATTAATGTTCCAGGGCCGCTTACAAGACAGCTTACTGGTGCTACTGTAAGAGAAGAAAAGAATCCAGCAGAAAGAGAGTTTGATAGATTAGGATTTAAAAGAAGAGATATATTACCTTACTCTGGTAATGCCGTTGTGGATCAAACAAGAGCAAAATATATGGGTAAGCCAGTAGAGATAATGGTAAGCACTTTAGTTCAATCTGATTTTTATAAATCTAAAAGTAATGCAGAAAAAGAATTGTTAGTAAGAAAAACCTTACAAGAAATAAGAAAGTCTGCAAATGACTACATAAAAGAAAATAAAATAAGTGAAGAGGCGTTCCAAAAAGCAGCGTTTAACAGACAGCCTAAATATATGAAAAAGTTATTATCTGAAAAAGGTATTACTTGGAAAACATTTAATGACACGAGCAACGGAGAGAATAGGTAGGAGTGGCGAATACCTAACTTGCTCGGTGATAGCAAGAGAAACCGATACTGTAACAGTTATGCCTCATGGTGCTAACGCTGACATAATCTTTGAATGGGAAAACAAAATGTATCGCTGTCAAGTCAAGACAGTTACTCATATAGAAAAAGCTAGAAACAGTTGGCGGTTTGATTTACGAAAAGGATCACACAGCAAGTCAAGAGAGTACAAAGAAAACACCATTGATATATTCGCCTTGGTTAATCTTAAATACCAGAATGTTTACTTCCTACCTTTTAACAATTGCAAATACCTACAATATT